GACATAAAAATCCACCTCGATGGGGTAGGCATCAGCTGTTACTTTAGCAGCTGCCATGTTGACCGCATGCGGTGTAAACACAGGTCGTGACTTCCAGGTGAACTGTAAGTTTGTAGTGCTTTCGTTCCAACGCTCAATCTCATCGCTGATGATCAAGTACAGGATGTCCTCTTCTATATCTTTATACCCGCCCGTTGCGTATTGCGCAACGTACTTTACCCCGTCTTCGGGAGCGAACGGATCGATGATAAACGCACGTTGTACGCCTGCACCGTCGTCGTAGAAACACAGGTACTTCTGCTCCCAGTTCATAGCGACGAAAGAAGTCGGCACTAGGGCCTGCCATTGGTCCCTGTTAAAGATACCAGCCGTAGCGTTCGTAGCCCCGTTGCCGCTGATGACGATCAAGCCGTCAGGGCTGGGGTAAGCGATTGCCGTACCGAAGTCGACCATGCCTCGCTTGGAAACACAGGCTTGCTCAATCTCCAGCTCCACCATCGAAATGGCTGACGGGTCAGAGCCGATAGCCAGGTAGGGCCACCCTTCTGTGACAATAGCTATCGTGTTGCCGAACACACCAAGCCCTACAATGTCATGACCAGTGACTAGCCTGTAGTCGATTGGCCATGCGTGCGGAGCACCAGGTTCGGAGAACGCCAAGGTATTACCGAAAAAGCCTGCCAGAAATCCTGATGGATGCGCTTTTATGCCAATCGTAGCGTCGTTCGGAGGATCGTACAGCTCTGTAGGGATGACTTCGGCAAGATTCGCAGACGGAATAGCATCGATAAAAGTGTTGCCAGATACCTGGCTCACTACGCCTTCATCTACATACTCATAGAAACCAGTGCCATCAACGCTTATCAAAGAGAAATGGGTCGCATCAACCACCTGTATTGCGTAGCTATTACCATTCAATTCATCCATGCCGTGCGTTACCGTGACAGTACCTGCAGTAGGCAGCCCTTGAAAGTCCTTGCTGTCTGCTCCTAATAAATTGAATACGTCTACGTCCTCGTAGCTGATGACGTACCGCTCGCCGTTAAACGTCTCCCAGTCTGTTCCGGAAGAACTAACCCACCCAGCTATCTCTACAGTCTGTCCATCCACGAAACCATGTAGCGGAATCCTGACTCTCGTTTCGTCCTCAGCTATACCGGCACCCTTGGCCACAGAAAATATGCTTTGAGTAACCGCGCCACTTACGAGCTGACTCGAATAAACAGTGGAATCCACCGGGATCGTAAACCTGTCACTATCAAGGACTGTTATGGTATGCGTCGTACCATTAAGGTCCTCCCAGTCCGGAGTACCCTGCGATGCACTTACAACGTCTGTGAACGTTACTCTCTTCCCCGTAAAAAAGCCGTGATCGGTTATTCTGAATGTAGCCGGGTCGTTCTGCGCTGCTGATACGATCAGTGACAGCTCCAGCCCAAGTCCTTCGAATATTGCTTGCTGCCCAGCAGTTAAAGTGTGCGCAGTTGTAGTTTCTACAACTACAGGGTTTTCCTGGGTGATGCCTTCAATATCAAACGCCGCCTTTATCACTGCCAACTCCGTGAGGAACTGGTAGTTAGTTGAGCCGGAACTACCCGTGTTCAGGCGATAGACGCGCCTGTATGTTATGTCGTACGCGCCGCTCGGTACTGCGGGCAAACCCTCCAGCCGCACAGTCTGACCAGTACGCCACTCCACCTGGTTGCTCGGTGGTGACGGCGGACCTTCTGCACCCCAGCTATTGACGAATGTGCACACGTAGTACCGAGTCTCAGGTACTTCGTCTTCAACGTCAGCTGTGCCTACCAATGTGGCAGAGAAACCCTGCGTTGGAGGTGGTACGTCCAGGTTACGGTAAGCAGATGGAATCCCGCCCGCTCCTACCAATGTTGCATCTGTGACACGCAAACCAGGAGGAGCAGCGTCCGGGTCAGCGTAAATTACTCTGCCGTAGATATCATTAGCTACCGGGTAAGGTACCCAGTCAGTGTCGCTGTAAGCTTCCAGCCATATATTTGCTGCATACCTGTACAACGAAAGAGGATTAACTAGTGTCGTAGGCTGCAGGTTCAGCGGTGCGCGCATCGACTCCAGTGCTGCCGAGTCCATACGAGCGTTCAATGCTACTTGCGCAGCCCCGTCTGGAATAAGCCGGGGATGTATGCGAGGCAGTTCGCCCCTGAACCCACCTAGTCTGATGACGGTCATTTAGATTCCGCCGTATTTCACTTTGCGTGCTACACCCGTCTCGAACTCCTCCGCTGCCGCAACACGTGCAGAAGAGAAACTATCCTGGAACAAAAGCAAGTGGTACTGCCCCATACCCGGGTCAGTCCACGGTTTACGTGGGATCAAGTACAAATACGCCAGCGCCCCGTGGATGAACTCCTCGTTGAATTTGTTTATTAAAAGATCATCTATGACAGTAGCTGTGAGCAGGGGTTTTACTGCCAGGCGTGTAGTGTACAACTCAGTTGATGTACTGGCGGGCGTAGGCACGAGCCGTAGTATGTTGTTACCGTCGCGAATGTACCACTTCGCAGCTATATCGGTTTCACTGCGCCAGTCGCTGGTGTTTGTGTCCAGCCAACTGTAAGTGCGTGGATGTACTGGTTCACCGCCACCGTTATTCTTCATAGTGACTACGTCTACCAGTTCTGTACTGGCTGGCAATAAAGTTTCCAAATCCACAGTGGACTCAGTGTCTACCGTAGATATTTGGATGTTAACGCGCCAGGCGAGCGTTTCTTCGCAGAATACCCGTATAGCTCGCAGTAGTTGGCGCTCAGCTACGAAGGACGGTATACCAGGAATCTCAGCGAGTACGTCAGGTACTAGTGTAGTGATGGCAGCCATTACGATCTCCTGGGTTCTGTAGCTTCATCAACCGCTTCTTTATGCCCTATACTGAGCAAGAAAGCCCGGTAGAACGCAGTGGCACGTGAAAGCTCTGCCGAAGCATCCTCCGTGTCCTTACTGAAGCCACGATATGCGATGTAATCGATGAGTGAATCAGCGTACATATCGCTGATGACTATGTTACCACCAGCAGTGGCGTCACCTGGTTTCGCGTTATACACCACCTCGATTGCTTCGCCGCCTGCCTGGGGAGGAAAAAGTTCGAACTCCAACGGGTTACGCTCGTCGTAGAAAAAGTTCTCAGCTATTCCAGTCGTAGCAGCTCGCCACGTAGCGCTAAGTACGTCGACTATTGCATAATCTGATTGGTGGATAGCAGCGCCGTTACTGACGTTTTTAACCACGTCAACCAGGCGTATACCGTTATCCGGCAGTGCTTGCACTGTGCCAATTACCGCTGTGATATTGTCTCTTAGTACGTAGACATCTTCAGCTGGGCCTTTAGCAACAGCGCGCTGACCGTCATTCAGCCATTCAAGTAGCTCGGATTCCTCCCAGCGTACGTGTTCTTCATCATTCAGTAGCGCCGCTGCTCGGTTCAGGATGCTCCGGACTGTCGTTGCCATCTTGTTCTACCTCATGCATGGCAAGTGCGAACACTTCCTTCGCTTCTCTGCCTGTGAAATCAAAGTCTACTAGGTTTTTAAGTGCTGCGACCTTCGGATGCCCCACTGTGGTGAAGTCTGCCGGGTTACCCCGAACAATCAGCTCTTTACACGCCTCAAGCAAGCCAACGGTCACTGTCTCTTCACGGGTCTTGTTCTCGGGTACCTCCGGTGTCGTTTCCAGCGGCGTCTCGGGTATCAACCCTGCTGCGATAGCAGCATCGAACAACCTGCGTCCAATCTGCCGCGTTTGTCCTGCTTCGAACACTGAGCACTGTCCGCCGTCCTCTGACACTATGGTGACATCGCGGGGGGAGGTGAACTTAGCCGATGCGGGTCTTGTATCCAGTTCCATAATAACACTCCAGGGTAAAAAGAAGGGCCTACTGTTAGGTAGGCCCTTGAGTTGGCTTTAGATAGCCGTATCTACAACAACCAGGCCAAAGTCAATAGGCGTGGTACCAGTGTAGATGCTGTTGAACCGAGGTTTCAGCAAGCCGAAGATTTTACCAATCGACACACCGTGCTGGTTACCATAGTCGAACGTGTTCTCGTCCCAGTACGGCAAGCCAATATCGGCCATGCCCATCGCTTGTGCGCCACAGAACAGCACTCTCTGACCAGTCTCAGCTCCAGCGCCCCAGGTAGATGATGTATGCACGTGTCGGAACTCGTGAATAATCAAACCATCCTGAGTAATCATGCTGCCGCTGAACAGCGGGTTAGCCGTGCTACGCGGACCTGCGTTCTGCAAGTTAGCGAGGAACGTCGAAGACTGTTTCAGCTTGGCAATGCCTTGCGGCGACATGAAGACGTGGTAATACTCTGCGCCGCCAGGTCCCTTGATACCACGGATGTACTCGTCCTTCATCCATGCTTTCGTCTCGACAAGCATTTCCCAGGTAGGTATATCTGTGTCACGTATAGCTGTGGTGTCACCAGTGGACAAGCCGTTGGTGGCATCCCACTGACGGAAACGCGCAGTCGACGGAGCCGTTACGTCACTAGCAAAGGCCAGGTCGTTCAGGTTACGTCCAGTCGGGTTGACCGGGCGAAGCACATCGCTGTTGTTGTAGGTGTACGCGACACCTGACATGGTAAGGAAAGCCATCTGATCAATGCGATCAGCAAGCCAGTAGGCCAGTACATCTTTCGACGTACCGCGGAAATTGACAACAGATCGCTGATCAGCCATGCGACCGGCGAGGCGGTTAGCGTTACGCAGCTGGTCAATCGTGATGACCTCGTCGTAAGCCTTGATGGCCTCTTCGTTGTTCTCCATCGTGTAGTCGCCTACGACGCCGTCCCCTTCCAGGTCCGCAACGAGCGTTAGAACTGCGCGATCACCTTTCTCACTTTTGGTGAGTTCAGTAATTCGCTGGATCATGCTGTTGGGGCCCTTTCCAGTAAACCGCATTGTAAACGACGCATTGCGAGCCGCAGCCCAGAGGTCACGAGACCATACGGTCTTCTCCTCTGTGGTGAGGGCCGTAAAGTTTGTCATCGCCATTAGTAATGCTCCAAAAATTAATAGGTTTGTACGAAAAGTGTAGTTATCGGACTACTAAACCGAGCAACAGCATATCCCTGCCGAGGGGCCAGGCTCTAACACGGCCTGGTCGCGAATTTAGACTGTAACTCCAAAAAAAGCGGGGCTTCAAGCCCCGCTGTCTTTTTCTACGAAAACAGCTTTACAATATGTCGCCGCGTAATCGCCGTTTCGTAGATTCTGGTAAAGCATCAAACTGTTCATCAGACATAGAACTAACGTCTGTTATAGGTTCCTGACTCTCACCTTTAGCCTTGCCCTTGATCTCAGGTGGTTGATTATTAGCAACATCGACCTTCGCTTTCACGTCAGTGCGTTTGATGTCTACTACGTTGTCAGGGACCTCTTCCGCACCGGTCTTTACCAGGTCGTGCAGTTTCGCAGCGCGCTCAGCAGCTCGTTGCAAAGCTTCCACCCTAGTAAATCTACCAGACTGTGCATAACCGACGTACAAGTCGATCATCTCCTCGCGGGCGTCGGGGTTATAATTCTCAGCCTGCGTACTGAACTGCGGATAATCTTCTTCGATTAAAGCACCAGCTTCCTCGAAACTTACGTCTTCGCGGGACTGGATATCCCCGGACTCCGAGATTTTCTTGGCCTCGGCTAAAGTTTCTTCGCGTTCAGCCTTCCTGATCTCAGCGCGGAGTGCTGCGTACTTGTCCTGATCGCCTTCCAGTAAGGCATCCATTGCTTCTTTTTCTTTGGTCGCGTAATCGTAGGGGGGTGCAGGCTCGGGTGCATTTTTCTCCTCAACTATGCCCTCAAGCTGTTTTTCGAGGGTTTCGACTTTCTTCTCCGCCGACTTCATGCGGTCGTTAACCTCATCGAAGCGGTCCTTGGGAATCTTCGGGTCGTCGTCCTCTAATACGACTTCTTCTTCGGTTTTTTCTTCTTCGGTTGTTTCGTCTTTCTCTTCGGCTTCGGCATCTGTCTCGTCCTTAACATCGTCGTCAGAACTCTTTGCATCGGAGTCATCGGAGTCATCGTCATTTACAGCCTCCTCCGCAGCGTCTCGCTCTGCGAGTAACTCGGCTTCTTCCTCCGTCTCGGGGGGATGTGTCTCCACCGTAGTCGTAGTGTTCTCGTCCTGGATATACTCCATGTCCGAGAGATCGTCCTCTTCACCACCAATGAACGGATCAGTTAAGACCGGTGCGGTGGTTTCTTTCTGTTTCTCTGCCTTTGCTTTTTTCTTAGCCATTACTGTGCCCTCTGCGGTGTAGCCGGTTTACTCAGTACATCAAGCTCCTTGATGGAATGCTTGGTGCTTTCCTGCATCAGCGTAGTGTCACGCTTGTTACGAGCGTGGATACCTGCCAACTGCAGCTTGTTGTCGAGATTATCATAGAACATAGCCAGCTGTGCCTGGCGCTCAGCCAGCTTATCCTTGTATTCAAGCGCCAGCTCCATGGCTGCCAGCTGTGCTTCGCCTTCAAGCTGTTCGGCCTTGGCGAACGCCATCCTCGACCTGCTCTGTAACTCCTGGACCTCGGCTTCGATCTTGCCAACCTCAAGCTCAGCGGTACGCATCTCAAGCTGCATCTGCTTGGCAGCCAGCTCGATTTCCTCTGGTGTAGGCGGCGCAACACCTTGCAGCGATGCGACGCGATCTGCGATGGCTTGTTTGTCGTCCAGCGGCGAGTGACGAATCACTACATCGTCAGGGATCATGACGCCAGCCTCGCGCATCTGTAAAGACGTGGCAAACTGCATATCCTCAAAGTTGTCACGTGCCGGGCGCGTACCAACGACTATGTCGTACTCACCGAGCGTGACATCGTTGATCAAATCGCCGGCAGCGTTCACACCGTTGATAACAAGCTCCTGGTCTTCTTCGCCAAAGCCGCCGCTACCAAGTGTTACTCGCAGCACACGGGTCTCGGTGTAGAAGTCCTGGATCAACTCCATCATCTTCTTGCCGACCATGATACGTGTACGTTTCAACGAGTCGTACGGTACGTCGACCTGTATAAGGCCGCGAGCCTCCAGCTGGTCAAGTGCAACACCTGAAACCTCGCGACTCGGCGCGCCAACCAAACCTTCAACACCGGCAATACCTGCTACATTGCCTTGCGACCGCGCCGCGAGCTGATCAAGGCCGGTAGGCACGGTGTTCGGAGTAATTTTCTCTGGGCGATCGGCACCTTTCTTCACGGCCATGATAAGACCGGTCTCAGCACCACGTTCCTCAAGGTCTTCGGTCGTCATGTTTATGAGCGACCCTTCTTCGTATACCCAGCCGGAGTTCGCCGTGGTGTTCACGATGTGGAGCATCTGCGACTCCATCTTGTTGAACTGCTCCTGCGGCGACAATAACTGTCGTACGATGCCGGATGTCTTGCCCTTACGGAAAAACGGGAAGTACGGGATCACTGTAAAAGTGCGGTACGGACTCCACGAATCATGCAGCGTTATGCTGTCTGCAGTGGTAACCCAGCGGATACGGCTGCCTACTTTACTAATAATGGACAGACCGGTCTGTTGTGCAATCTTCTTCGCCTGGTCATCGGGCAAATCGTCAGGGATACGCTTCATATCACCGACAGTGTTGTCGATGAAGAACCGTACCGTCGCCATACGGCGATACTGGCGTTCGATGATACGCACCGAACGTATGGTGATATCGTCCTCGCTGATCGACTGAATGCTGAAATCTTCGTCACCGAAGGTGCGTCGGCCATCGAAACGCACGGAATCTTCGCCGTATGTCTCATAAGAAGTCGTCGCTGTCGCTTCAACCTCGTCACGCTTGGATTTTCCGTAGTTTGCCTCGATATCGTCGAGCGTCATCCACCTGGTGGTTATAACGCTGTTCCAGTCGTCAGGATCATAGCTCTTGGCGTCAGGGTCGGGCAGCACTTCGTACGGATCAAGCGTACGGGCCTTGATATCGCCCATGATGTTGTCTTCGAAGTCCATGCGGAAGTCGAAAAAGCCGCGATCAATGACTATACCGTCCTCGAAAACCTCTCTTTCGAGAAATTCGTAGTCATTATGGTCAAGAATCGACTCAGTGAGCCGAGTAATCGCGTCTGCGGTCTCTGCTTTGGCGTCACGGGCGGGCTTAAACACCAAATCAGCTCGTTGCTTAGACTGTTTGCCTAAAAACGCGTTGACGACCTTCAAAACTTCGTTGATTGTCAGTACTGGACGACCTTCAGCCTCCAGTTTGTTACGGTCGCGCTCGTCCCACTGCTCGCCGAGGTAGAAATCGTCGCATTTCTTGGCCGTTTCAAGCCATTTGTCGTGGCCGGAGTCACGTGCACGCTGAAAAGCTACCCAGTTCGCCTCTGCGACTGCGTTTTTATTCCCTTCATCCATGAGGTCCTACCGATTGACACCTTTGTCTCGCGGTGTACCTTCATTTTTAGTCATCGGCGTCTCTGCGCCACCCTTGAACTTGGTGCGTTTACCCGTTGAACCGCCGCCCTGGAACTTAGGTTTGCCCTTAGGGCCGCGAGCGTCGGGGTAAAGTACTTTTCCGTGTGGCATTACTGTTCTCCTACTTGAAATACTGAATCGTGACGGCAGTTGCTGCTATACCAGCCGGTGTACCGCCAGTTGGCGCTACGCCAGTCACGTGAATTGTCGTATTCGCTTGAATGTACCGCGTCGCGCCATGTGTCAACGCTGGTGAGATCGCCGCAGCAATTGCCGTGGTACCCAAACTTGCAGACAGCGCAAACGCGTCTGTATCTCCGGAAATGCCGACGTAAACATACGCAGGCGTTGTAGTAGCCGTAAATGCCTCAGTAACGTCGTACACCGAAATCGCACGCACCTGGCCGCGAAAACCCGGCGGTGACTCGATCACCTCGGTCCATCCTTGGCCATAATCCCCCGTTTCAGTCGCAGCGACGTGTGGGAACACGTACGTTACGTCGAACGGCGCGTCCTCCAAGTCCGGCATAACCAGTGGTGGGATCGCATCTACGAGGTCTGTCAAATTACCCATGGTCTAACTCCTAAGCATTAAGCAGCAGGATATCTATCTCTGCTGTTGCTGGAACTGTTGCTGCACTGGCGGTGCCTTGTATCTCAATATCTGTACCAGCGTCAAACACCTGTGGTACCTCAGGACGACAAATATGTGTGTTCTGAAGCACCAGATTTCTACCTTTGTTCAACCACACAGTGCTGCCCGCCTCACGTATCAAGAAATCAAACGTACAAGAAGCTGTCACATGCGTTGATGTGTACGTAAGTTGCTGTATGTATGCTCGCTTACCCGCGGGCACTGTGTAAAAAGCTTGCTGCGTCTGACTAAGGCCAGCACCTATGGTGGCACGAATCGTTGTTGCTACGTCCGGCGTACCAGTGCTCTGCGTACCCGTCGAGGCGTAGATAATACCAGTGTTGGTACCATTGACTCCCGAACTCGCTACATACATGCGATTCACTCGGAGGAACGACTTGCCAGTGGTCAGCACCGCCGTTTGCCCGTCCAGCGTCACAGTACTACTGATCTCTGCGAAGTTAGCGTCAAGTCCTTCGATGGTAACGGTCAGTGCACCGTCACCAGCAGTATTATCATCCGTGTCGTCGGTACTGGTAATGTCCAGCACCGCGGCTGCTGCGGGCCAGGTGTACGCACCATCCTGCAACCAGATAGTATCTGCCGAGCCAGCTGCTGCGTTAAACCCAAACTTGTGGTTATGCGATTGGTCACGCTGAAACCCAGCTGCGACTCGCACACCCCAAGGAAGAAATTCGTTGTTTAGTTTAATCTCTTGTGTCATCTTAAGACCCCATCATGGTGCGCGCACCGCGGTGCATGCTGCTTAACCTGTCGCGCCAACTTGCTCGTTTCTTCAGCACGCTGTAGTTCCGTCCCGGTGACGGCATGTCAGATGCCATCAACGCCAACCAGGCTGCTGCATCGACGTGATCGTCACGCCTACCGTACGGAAACTGCAGCAGCTCCGTAACAAATTCATCCACCCAGTCACATTCGTCAGGGTGCGGCAGCCAGACTTTGCCTTGCCGCATAAGTCCCTGCAGGCTGCGACAACGCTTCAATTTGTTGCCTTCCTGCGCCGGACGAAGTTCCTCAATGTGCATGGCGTATAGTTCCCTATCCTCTATGACGGTGTCGAGCAAAGGCCCCACGGCCTGCGCTACTTTGTCCTTCTCGATACCCACCGTGTACGGCAAATGCTTCTCATAACTGTCACAGATTTCGTCACATATCGTGAACGCGTCGAAATGCCCGTGACGACAGTCAACGAACCAGAACTGCCCTATCGTATCCTTACCCCACGTCATACCGACAGTTTTGTCGTTAACCTCTTTCTGCCCAATAGCCAGGTCCCAGGCGCTCGCCTTGGTCAGCTCCTCGGGCAGGTCTTCCTTGCGGTAATACTTGATCATCGACTTCTGAAACGCAGCCCCCTCGTCAGGCACCGGATTTTGCTGGTAAAGCGCCGCCCAGGTGCGCTCGCCGACTGCCTTACGAATCATCTTCAGCTGCGCGTGGTTGTACCGGTCTGCGTGCAGTGGATCACCTTTGCGCCGATGTTTCTCGTCATCGACCGCGACTGCCGGGTAACGCACCACCTCGAACACGTCGCCTTCGCCTTCAGCCATATCAGCCTCCAGACGGCCCGACAAATCGTCAAGGTGCCAACGCGTCTGAATAACAAGCACTCCGCCACCCGGTGCCAAGCGCGTGTACGCCGTCGATGAATACCACCTTATAATGCCCTCGCGCTTCAGCTCACTCTCTGCCTCCTGCGAGTTCTTGATCGGATCATCAATGATCAGCACGTGCGCGCCCTTACCCGTGATCGGCCCTTCCACTCCGGCAGGCAGGAAACCACCTTTCTTCTTCGTCTTCCAGCCCTTGGCGTTCTGGTTCTCAGGGTCAAGATGTGTTGACGGGAACAACACGCTGTACTCTTTATCCCTGAGTCGCTGACGCACATTCCTGGAAAAGTCCAACGCCAAAGACTCCGCATAAGAACAAACAATAAGCTCCCAGTTAGGATGATGACCCAAGAGCCACGCCGGAAACTCCTGACTAGCTATCATCGACTTGCCGTGCCGCGGCGGCATCTGCAGCAACAAGCGCGGGTTCTTCCCTTGCTCCACGTCGCGCATGAACTTCTCCAGGCGAGCGCAAATATCCTTATGCACCCAGCCCGCCAAATAGTCAGGGTTGAACCGCAAGATACTCGCTATCAAGTACTTCCTGGAAAGCTCACGCTGCGCCAGCTCACGCTGCGCATTGTTATAGTCAACTTCGTCGGCCAGCTCGGCCATTTTCTGCAGCTCGGCATCCTTGTTTTTAAGCGCCCTGGCCGCAGCGTTTTTCTTCCTCGATGCAATCAGTCGGCGGGTTCGTGTCTTAAGCCGCCTCGCCTTAACCGCAGCTCGCGCTTTAGCACACTCCTCAGGCCACTTCTTCTCCATCACAGTGAGCCATCTGCCGTTTATTTTCAGTGGTATGGGCTTTCGCTTGCGCTTACCTTCTAACCGCGCCTGGTTCTGAGCGTCGTGGCGCATGCGCTCGAAATACGCGCGCTTAACCCGGGCAGTCTGCTGCTTATTCAAAAGCTGGCTCTTCACGCACCTTTAACGGCTTGCGCGAAGCACGAAGGTCTGGGTCGAGCGGCTCTGCGCTTGCCTCAGGCTCCTCGACCACCGTAAACTCCGCATCGACCGCGTCCGCCATACGGCCTCCAGCCATTCGCCTGAGGTCTTCATCAGTCATCTCCTTAAGCTCGTCCTTGGAATAGTCACGAATCTCCAGGATTCGCTTGGTGGGTTCGTAGCTGCCGAGCAACTTACCTATCTCGCGCCACGCCATCACCAACTCTGCAGAAGTTGCTGCTGCATTAACCGCGTCCATCATGCCGCTTAGTACGTCGCTCTTAGTGAGTAGGTCTACGCTCTTGGTGCTCTCATTAATAAGATACCGAATAGCTGCCAAAACCTTCGGGTTCTTAGCCAACGAAGGAGCTGAATGGTCTGCCGCACCTGCGGCACGCGCCGCCGCCGCAGAGGTCAATCCCTGCAGACGCCCCTCAACATAATTCTTCTGGATAATTGTCAGAATAGTGTACGGATTATTCTCAGTGAGCTTGAGTTCGGTTTTAGCCACTCTTCAACTCACTCAGCTCCTGGCTTTGCGCCAAGACCTTGGAGCGGAGCCGGACAACACTGGCACGCAGCTCGCGTTCCTCACGCCTGCGCTTGGCACGCCAGGCCTTCATATAATTACTGTGGCAATCCTTACAATACCGCTGTCCGTAGCGCTGCGGCTTCGAACAAGCTGGCATGCTGCAGAGCTTGGCGTCTGACATTAGCTGATCCTAAGAACGTCGTTCTGGTCTCGTAGAACAGCAGGATACTCCCCGGGTCGCATATTTGCCATAGACAGCCCCGGGGTGTCCTCAAACTTAATCTCAACGTCGTGCACAGTGACCACCGGGTAGTGATCACTGAGCTCTCGATGGGCTACGCCCACCGAGGTCTTAAACACCAGCCGGTAGCCGGTTTCGTCATGCACCAACTTCGCTGCGACCGTATTAGTACCAATCACGTAGCGCTCGGCACCATAAATAGTAACAAGCGCTGAACGCCACGGTGGATTA